GGCAGTTAAAGTTGCACAGGCGAATAGAGAACGTCAAACGGCTATTGCTCCTGATATTCAAAAGTCTCAACAAGCCGCCGTTATTTCTCAGGCTATTAGACAATATAAAGCATTGCCACAAACACCAGAAACAACACAAGCTATTGAGACTTTACAACTTCAATTAGATTTCCTTTATCCAAAACAAAAACCAGAAGCAACGCCTGATGCTATTCAAGTTGCAAGACGAGTAGCTGAACTAGAGACTCAATTGAGCCCTGATGCTGGAGTTGTTTTACCTCCTCAAGTTCGTGCTGGATTAGAGTCCGAACTTAACAATCTTAAAAAACAAGAAAAAGAAAGAAACATTTCATTTGGCACAGAAGCAGAAAGAAAATCTAAAGCAAAGTATGGAAAGCCTTATGCTGATTTAACTCCGATAGAAGCTGGAATAATAGATAAACTTGTAGAAGAATCTGAGCGAGCTAAAGCAAGAGAAACAAAACCAGAATTTAACATGGGTGGCACAAAAGCTGTTGAGCCTAAAGATTGGTTGAAATTTAGCGAATTCATCAACAAAGACCCTCTGATGACTAGAACATCGTCAATTCTTTCTGATGCTCCAACTGCAATTGAAACAATTAAAAATTCTACTCAAAACAATTTTTCTTCCGCATCTTTACCAGCCGCAATTGCAAAGTTAACTGGTGAAGGCAAGAATATGTCTAATCAAGACATTCAGCGTTACACCAGAACTGGTGGTTTGGATGAAAGAATTGCAGGAGATGTTGTTGGATTCTTTACAGGCAAAAAAACTAATGTCACAAAAGCACAGGCAGAACAATTTGCTGTTGCTTTATATCGTGGCGCATTGCTAGAAAGAAAGAAATTTATTCAAGATCAAGCTGAATCGACAGGATACGATCAAACGCCAAATTACAAAAAGACCATTGAGCAACTTGATAAAAAATTAGGTCAATTTAAATTGGTTACTCCTAGCGGCTCGCAAGCCCCATCTTCACCACAGCCTCAAGTTTTTGATGCTGAAAAAGAAAAGCGTTATCAGGAATTCAAAGCTAAACAAAGTGGAGCAAAACGATGACTGAACAAGAAGAATTTGAGTTTCGTCTGCGTTTAGAAAATGAACAATCTGGCTTAGTGAAAGCAGAGGAAGTACCATTTATTTTTAGTGGAATGTCTGATGAACCAAAACCTCCAACAATGAGTCAATATTTGTTGGAAAGTGCTGGTCGTGGACTGACAAGTACACCAGCAAGACTTGCGGCTGGTAGTGCAATGCAAACAGGAACATTTGCTGGAGCATTCCCATCACAACCAGAATTAGAGGCTGTAACAACTGAATCCATACAAAGAGGATTGGGTCTTCAACCACAAATGCGCCCTGCGACTGGACTACAAAGATATTTAGGTGCGGCTGTTGAAGGCGCAACTGATATTACTGGACTATTTGGCAAAGGCAGGGCATTGTCTGCAATGACTGGCGGCATGGCTGGTCTTGGTGGTGAGTTTGGCGGTGAAGTTGGTCAACAAGTTGCAGGAACATCAGGTCAGGTAATTGGTGGTCTAGTTTTCTCTTTGTTATCAGGTGGCGGGACTGCTAAAGGCGGTCAAATGTTGTTTGATAAAGGCAAGGAGCGATTCAACATTAAAGACCTTGATGTAGCTGATCTTGCAAATGTAGAGGGTCTTTCAAGGGCAAAAGACCTTGTAGAAAAAGCTTTAGAAGCAGACCCAACGCTTCAAGCAAGATTGAAGACTATTCAAGATAGGGTTCAATTTGTCACTGGTGAAAAAGGTGCTTTAGCTGTTACTGGCATAGACAATATTGCCTTTAGGACAAAGTTAGAAGACCTTGCAAAGAATGATGTTGCTTTTGCTGGTGAGTTAAACAAACTTTATACAGATTTAAAGGGTGCTGTGCGTAAACGAGCATCTGAAATGTATCCTGCACCAAGCGCAGAAATGCCATCTGGAAAGGCAAAAATAGCAGAAGTTGAGACTGACTATAACCAAAGAATTGGCTTTATAGACAAGCAACTAGAGAAGTTAACAACAGGCATTGATATTACTGGTCAAACAAAACCAACAGAAATTGGTGTTGCAATACAAAATCTTGTTTTGGCAAAAGAAAAAGCCGCAAAAGCCGCACTTTCTCCCGAATATGATTCGGTTTTAAACCAAGCGTCTAAACAAGGTGCATTGTTACCCGCCCAAGATACACAGAATTTATTGAAGACAGCAGAAGATTTATTCCAAGGTGACCCTTGGGCTAAACAAGCACCACTGTTGAAACTTGTAAGAGAGCAGTCTGCAAGGTTTAAAGCCATGCGTAGACAGGCTTTGCCTGAAGGTGGAGGTTTGTTGCCAGCAACTGCCGCACCTGATTTATCAATGGGTATGGACATAACTAGCCTTGATTCATTGAAAAGGCGTGTTGCAGAAGACATCCGCATAACCCGTGACCCAAACAGGCAAGATAAATTACGTTTGTTGCAAAACAATGTTGATGAGGCATTGGATAAAGTACAAAACGCAAGTGGCAATATTGAAGTTGATTTCAGGGGTCAAAAGTTACCTTTTGGTCAAGCAATGACTAACTTGGACACTGATTACTTTAACAAGGTTGGTGTTCCATTTAAGGATGCGGCGGCTATAGAGAAAATTAGTTCTTCTGACTATGCTGAAAAGATTTCTCCATTGATTGCATCAAGTCCTACGTCATTAGCGCAATTCTTGCGTGTTGCTGGTAACGATGGTGTCGCTTTGGCAGAGAAATCTGTTATGTCAAAACTCTATAACCAATCATTGAACAAAAATGGTTTTATAGACCCTGTAAAACTTGAAGACTTGCTTACTAAGACAAGCAACAATGGTGGATACAGCGATATTGTTGACAAACTTCCTGCTTTGATACAGCGGTTGTCAGACGTTGGATTAAAGGCTCAATATTTGTCAACAGAAAAAGTTGCTATTGATGATGCCGCTAAAGAAGCCAGAACAAGGCTTGGTCAAAGTTTCCTTGCTGACTACGATTCAATGGGTATAGATGGAATTGTGTCAAAGATGACGAGTTCCACAGGTAAGGGTTATAGAAACAAGTTTTCTGTAGACCTGAAGAAGCTATCTTCTGAAGAACAAACAAACGCAAAACTTGCAGTCAAAAATGGCTTAGTTAGCAAGATGCTGGACTCACAAAACCCTTTGGAATATCTTGAAAATAATAAAGATACCTTTATTACAATTTTTGGTCAAAAGCATTTTGATAATTTGACTTCTTTGGCTGATATATCAAGGCTTGCAAACAAGATTGATGTTGAGAATTTAAACATTCGTGCCGCCGCTGTTAAAGAGACATCTGCTTTAGAGAGAGCAATGGGTGGCGTGAATCCTCAAAGAATTACTGGTATTGCTGTAAACCAGATTTCAAGCATATTCAACAAAGGATTCAGGATTTTATCTTTGATTGGTCAGACCAATATTGATGAAGCCACAAAACAAGCCCATAGAAAGCTGTTCTTAGATGAAAATGGTGTTAATGCAATCTTGAATGCCTCAACAAAACTTGTCACTAAAAAGGGCAAGGAAATTGACCTTAAATCAGCGCTTAAACCTGAAGATGTTTCAGATTTTGCCACTGCAATAGGAATGGGTGCTTTGCGTACTGGATACATTGGTGCATCTACAGCAGTAAGTCCTAGCCAAGTGGTAGAGCCTCAAACTGAGCCTTACTATCAATTTGTACCAGAATAAGGACACAAAATTGACCCAATCTCTATTTGTCTTCTTGCGGCTGGCTTGGTCAAAAACATCCAAGCTGGCTGTGAACTCTATAAGCAAGCTAAAGAGTCTTTTGTCGAAATCAGGAACACTGCTAATGAAGTTGTTGCCATTGGTAAAGAAGTCAAAGGATTTTGGGGTTCATTGCGTAAACTATTTGGCGGTAGTCCCAAGCCTGAAGCTACAAAGTCTGTGGCAAAGTCTAAAAAGTCTGACTACGTTGCTGTTGAAGAAACTCAAGTCAAAGCTGACATCGTTAAGAACCTGACTGAGTTCTTCAAGCTACAGGAGCAGTTAGAAGCGCATATCAGGGAGTCAGAGGAGAAGGCTAGGACTGTTGTTTTCTCTGATGATGTGAACTTGATGGAAGAAGCCCTAAACAGGGTTTTGGCGCAACAAGAGATGGAGAGATTGGTAGTTCAGATACGAGAGTGCATGGTCTACCAATCGCCCCCTGAGATGGGTGCTTTGTATTCTGAGGTGTTCAGCATGAGAGACATCATTGCTGGAGAGCAAGAGAAGGCTAGAAAGAAAAGAGATGCGGAATCATGGCTACGAAAGGAAAGGGAGCGTCTTCTAGCAGAAAAACAAGCATACCTGTTGGTAGCTTTCCTGTTCCTCCTATACCTATGGATGCTAATAGGTCTGGTAAGCAAGATTGGGAGAACGTAGTGGGATGGATTGCCGCTTGTGTTCTTGTCATATTGCTGTTGCCTGTTTTGGGTATGTTGTACATGGATGTACTTCAAGCCAAGCATGAAGCCAAACAACAAGTAGAGAAGGTCGAGAAACTTAGAAGACAAGTTGAACAAAAGGAAAGAGAGAAAGAGAAATGAATATTTACTGTATTTGGGGCTTATCTAGCCTATTGGTTCTGCTAATGGGTTGTGATGACCGCTACCGCTACAAGTGCCAAGACCCATTGAATTGGTCTAATGCTGAATGTAAACCCCCAATTTGTACCGCTTCTGGTACTTGCCCTGAGATGTTAGTCAAACCCGAACAGGAGAAGAAATGATGCCTACTATTGGATATAAACCTAACAGCCGCCTGACTGCTGATGAGATTGAAGTAAGAGTATGGGCATTCGTTATCGTGGTCTTGGTGAGCATTCTGTTGGCTTCTATGGGTATGTTCTTGTACTCTGTTTCGTTTGTTCAACAGCCAATGAACGGCAGTATGGCGGCGATTGACAAGGTGTATACACAACAGATTAGCACCATCATGGTGTTCATTACTGGTGTTTTAGGTGGTGTAGCTGGTAGGTCTGGGGTTAAGGCAATAGCTAATGCGAGTGCCAAGGCTGAAGCCATTGACAACGATGAACCCCCAAAGCCATGAGCCTCTTTAATCCTTGGGTGCTGTTGGGCATCCTGATGGCTGTTTTAGGCGCTTTTGGCAGTGGTTATTACAAGGGTGGCGAGGATGAGAATGCTCGTCAACAGGCTGAAATAGCCTCTTTGAATGCTGAAGCTAGGGCAAAAGAACAAGCCCTTGTAAAGGCTGTTAACACTCAAACAACACAATTATTGAAGGTAGAAAACAATGCCAAGATTCAGATTGCGAAGCGTGATGCCGCTATTAGTGCTGGTACTCTCAAGTTGCGGATTCCTGTCCAAGCCCCCGTCTGCCCCGTACACACCGCCCCAGATGCCCCCGTTGCCCCCAGAGATAGCGTTCAAGCAACAGCCGAACTTGACCGAGAGACTGCTAAATCTCTTGTCGCCATCACAGACGATGGAGACAAAGCCATCAGACAACTGAATGCGTGTATTGATGCGTACAACACTGTTTATCAAACTTTGAACAAATCACGTTAAGATTCATGCTGTTGTCATTGATTTAGTTTAATTTCAGACAACTTTACTGGAGTTGTCATGGGTAAAACTGTTTACAGCGATCAAGAGTTTATTGAACTTTGGAAAACTTATGAATCTGCCAGTGCCTTTGCCAAAGCTGTTGGCATGGATATGCGTAATATCATTAGGCGTAAAAACAACCTAGAGGCTAGATACGGCGAGCCGCTAAAGTCAAAGAACAGTAAGCATCAAACCATTAAAGAAAATTCAGTTCGCAAACAATTGGGGATTGAAAATGGCATTGTTTTGGTGTTCAGTGATGCTCACTTCTGGCCTAGCATCCATACAACAGCGTACAAGGGTCTTCTTTGGGCTATTAAAGAGTTTCAGCCCAAGGCTGTGATTGCCAATGGAGATATATTTGATGGCGCTAGTATCTCTCGCTATCCTCGTATTGGATGGGATTCAACGCCATCGGTGATACAAGAATTGAAAGCCTGTGAACTGGCAATGGGCGAGATAGAGGAAGCCGCTAAGAAAGCAAGACACAATGTAAACCTAGTGTGGACACTTGGCAACCATGATGCTAGGTTTGAGAACCGCCTAGCCGCAAATGCACCTCAATATGAGCAAGTTAAGGGGTTTTCTCTGAAAGACCATTTTCCTGCGTGGCATCCTTGCTGGTCTTGCTGGCCTACTGAGGAAGTAGTGGTTAAACATCGCTGGAAGGGCGGTATACACGCTACACATAACAATACAGTCAATGCTGGCGTAAGCATTGTTACAGGGCATCTACACAGCCTTAAAGTGACCCCCTTTGCTGACTACCAAGGAAACAGGTTTGGCGTGGATACTGGTACTTTGGCTGATACTGATGGGGCGCAGTTTGTAAACTATCTTGAAGACTCTCCTACCAACTGGAGGTCAGGGTTTGCTGTACTGACATTTCATAATGGTAAATTGCTTTGGCCTGAGTTAGTCCACAGGTGGGCTGAAGGTCAAATTGAGTTTAGGGGTAAGGTATATGACGTATGACCTTGTAGCTTATCTAAGATCAGAAATCAAAGAACTGCATAACATNNTGCATGAAACGCAACTTGCTTTGGCGCAAGCAAATGACAGGTTAAGCCGCCGATCTGAACCCTTAACTGAGGAGCGTATATACACGCTTTACCGCCGTAGTCTTGATTGGCGACAGTTAGCTAGGGACATCGAGGCAGATCACGATATTGAATAAAAAAAGGGGAGTCCTAAGACCCCCCTGCAAGTAACAACTGCACCTGAATTATGACACACGAACCCAGACTAATCCGTCTTCGTCTTCTACGATCTCTCCGATTTCGTATTCTTCGGATTCTTCGTCTTCATAGGTTTCGTCTTCGTCAACTTCGTCTTCGCTGACTTCTTC